GGGGGAGAAGGGGAGGGTCCAACGCGCACCCTCTCGCTCTCCCTGGAATATTTCTAATGTGCCCAACATTGAACACAATTGTGCAACACCTTGTTATTGTACAATATGTTGCAACATTGTCACAGTAGTGTTGCAATGTTATCATCGATCGGATGTTCACGCTTTGTTCTCCTGGTGCAAGATTGTTACACTGAGGCAGGATTGTTACACTGTTGTTAAATGTCGAGACCCCCCCGCGTGCCAAAAAGTATTATATGTCCTCTGCGTTCATTTTTGGGGGATTAGAAAAAACATTGGAACAACTGTTGACAACATTGAAACAACATTGTATAATTAGTGTAAGAGTACATAATATTGAGGAAAAACATTGCCACGTTACGCTGACTATGCTAATCCCAAGCCAATCAACAAGTCTCTTACTGAAAAGGAAGAGGCTTTTCTCATTGCTCTTGTCGATGCAAAGATGGAACCCTTTGATGCGTTTTACGCAGCGGGTTACCGAGAGCCAAAGGAGAGCATGGCAAAGAACCGCTCTAAACGGCTACAGAAGCATCTCTGGTTGCATATTGAGAAGCGTATTAAGGAACGGGTAGGGGAGACAGCTACACTGGCCCTTAACGTCCTGGAAGACCTTATGCGTAACGCTGATAGTGAGAATGTCCGCCTTAACGCTGCACGGGATATCCTGTCTCGTGCGGGTTACGATGCGATTACACGTCAGGAAACAGTGTTTAAAGAAGTTCATGAGATGTCTGACACGGAGTTGGACGAGCAGATTAAAGAGCTTCTAGACTCAGAGAATGTAATTCCATTTAAAGAAGGTACGTAAAATGAGTCTATATTCAAACATGAACAACCGTAAGAAAAAGGGTATTTCACGCCCAAAGTCTAAAAGTACAATTAGTGACAAAGCTTATTCAGCAATGAAAAAAGGCTTTCCAAAGAAGAAAAAGAAATCGTGAAAGAGGATGTACTAGAACTTCTACAGGAAAAGAAGAAGCGTGTAGAGACAAATAGAATTACCTACTACACAGCGTATCCATACCAGAAGAAGTTCCACGCTCAGGGAAGCGACTGTGCACAGCGCATCCTAATGGCAGCTAACCGGGTAGGTAAGACCTACTGTGGGGCTGTCGAAACTGCATACCATCTAACAGGTGTGTACCCTGATTGGTGGGAGGGTAGAAGGTTTACAAAGCCAGTTAAGGTATGGGCTGCTGGTGAGAGTAACGATACGACGCGGGATATTATCCAAAAGGAACTATTTGGTTCACCTCAAGACCCTTCACAATTGGGTAAAGGTGCAGTCCCACTGGACAAGATTGTATCAACAGTGCGTAAGCCAGGTGTACCTAACGCTTTCAGTAGTGCCTTAATCAAGCACGTAAGCGGTAGTAATTCTCAAATTGCCTTTAAGGCATATGAGCAGGGTTATGAGAAGTTTATGGGTGAGGCAATAGATGTTGTCTGGCTCGATGAGGAACCGAAGCACGAGATTTTTTCACAGTGTATCACCAGAACGGCGGACACTAATGGAATTGTCTATATGACGTTTACCCCAGAGCGGGGCATGACAAGCGTTGTAAGCTCGTTTCTAAATGATTTAAAGCCGGGTCAATCCATGTGTACGGCAACGTGGGATGATGTAGATCACCTGGATGAAAAGACCAAGACCCAGTTATTGGCGGTCTATAGTCCAGCAGAGAGGGAGATGAGGTCCAAGGGTATACCAGTGTTTGGTTCTGGTCTTGTCTATCCGGTCAGTGAAGAAGACGTAGTGTGTGACAATTTTGACATACCTGACCACTATTTGTGCATAGCTGCAATAGACTTTGGCTTTGATCATCCCACTGCTGTATCGTGGGCTGCCCTAGACCCTGACGATGATATTATTTATATCTACGACGAGTACAGTAGAAGCAAGGAAACACCGCTAACACATGCGGCAGTGATTAACGCCAGAACACCTGCATTGCCCGTGGCCTTCCCACACGATGGTCTACAGCACGATAAGGGCAGCGGAGTACAGTTGGCACAACAGTATAGAGATTTGGGGGTATATATGCTTCCACACCATTTTTCTAACCCACCAGTAGACGGAGCGACAAGTGGAAATAACTCGATTGAAGCTGGCATCAGTGAACTTCTGCAACGCTTTGAAACAGGTCGTCTGCAAATATTTAAATCGTGTACTGGGACTCTTGAAGAAATGCGTCTCTATCATAGAAAAAATGGTAAAGTTGTGCCGATAAAAGACGATCTGCTAAGTGCATTGCGCTACGCTGCCCTCTCTGTAGAACGCTTTGGAGAACGTGGTAAAAACAAAACTGTGTACCGTAAATACAACTTTGACTCTGAAATTAAGTATAACTCTCCAGGGATTGTATAATGGCTGTAGCTCTAGACGACAGTGAAATCATTGCCCTTGTTGACACAGAGATCAACGGGAGTTCTACCTATTATGACTCTGAGATCAGTTCTCAGCGTGAAAAGTCTATGGAGTACTTCTATGGTGAGCCATTTGGTAACGAGGAAGATGGTCGATCCCAGGTAGTTGTCACCGACGTTCAAGACACGCTCATGTGGATGATGCCATCCCTGATGCGTATCTTCACCGCTGGTGACAACGTTGTAGAGTTTCTACCGGAAGGTCCTGAAGACGTAGCAGTAGCTGAACAGGCTACCAACTATGTAAACCATGTGTTCTATAAGCAGAACGATGGGTTCATGATTCTCTACAACATGTTCCTTGACGGCCTGATGCAGAAGGTAGGCGTTGTTAAACACTACTGGGAAGAGATTCAAGACACCACCACAGAGGATTATGCAAATCTTACACAGGGTGAGTACGATTCTCTTCTCTCTGACGACGAACTAGAGCTTCAGGAACACACAGAGACAGCTATAGAACGCGCTGCTATTGACCCCACGACTGGGGAACAAGTAGTCGTTGAGGATATTTTCCACGACGCTGTGTTTACACGAACAGTGTTTAACGGTAAGGTATCTATTGAAAACGTGCCGCCAGAGGAGTTCCTAATTAACTCTGGTGCCAAGTCCATTAACGACGCTCGTTTTATCTGCCACCGCTCCCATAAGACCCGTAATGACCTTATCCGAATGGGTTATGACGAAGATACTGTCTATGATCTTCCGGCGTATTCAACAGGTGCTGATGATATTACAACGAGCCAGGAGTACATGGCACGTCACTCCTATGACTCAACTAACACCTATCCTAACCAGGCTGCTGAAGACTCAGAAGTTAATGTACAGATTTTTGAGTCGTATACTCGACTGGACATGGAAGACGATAGCGGTATTAGTGTTCTTCACAAGATTACACACTCTGGAGATATTATCCTCGACTGTGAACCAATTGATTACATTCCGTTCAGCTCTGTGTGTCCAATTCCGATTCCCCATAAGTTCTTTGGCCTGTCGGTGGCAGAGACCGTGGAAGATATTCAGCTTATCCGTTCTACACTGACCCGTAACTTGCTGGACAATATGTATCTAGCTAACAACGGTAGGTTCCAGGTTGTAGAAGGACAGGTCAACATTGATGACCTATTGACCAACCGTCCCGGCGGTATTGTGCGTACTCGTAGTCCTAACGCGCTACAGCCTATTGTAACACCTGCTCTACAGCCAGCTGCTTTTCAGATGTTGGAATATTGGGAAGGTATCAAATCTGGACGTACTGGAGTTAACCCCCAAACACAGGGGCTGTCAGCAGATGTACTTAAAAGCCATGTGACACAGGGTGCTGTGCAGGGTGCTCTTACAAACGCTCAGGGCCGGTTAGAGCTTATCGCACGTATCTTTGCAGAGACCGGCGTTCGTAATATGTTCAAGTCGATCTACAACTTGATCCAGCGTTATGAAGACCGCACGAAAGTTGTTCGTATCAATAATGGATATCAGGAAATTGATCCGGCAAGTTGGCGCGAAGATATGGACGTAGATATCAAAGTCGGTATTGGATATGGCGACCAGAACAACCGTTTGACCAACCTTGGTAGTTTCTCAAACTTGATTGAAAAGGTTGCTACTCAAACAGAGGGTATTGTTTCTCCAGATAATATCTACAATCTTGTCCGTCAGATGGGTAAGGAAATGGGTATCAATAATATTGATGCTCTAGTGTCTCCTCCACCACCTCCGAACAATGAGCCTACCATGCAAGACCAGGCTATGCAAGCTCAGAGCCAGGCTCTTATGATGGAAGCTCAGGCTTCTCAGATGCAAGCTGAGGTCAAGGCTAAAGAGCTTGAACTCAAGACAGCCAAACTTGAACTGGACCGTGTTGAGACAGAGTATAATATA